ATGTTCTGGAACCCTGAAGTAATAACGACGACCGGAAAATCGCTTCGCATCACTCAAATTCAATTTAACATAATATACATTATGCGCACTGTTATAGCAGTTATCGATAAGACAAAAAGATGCCCCGTTAAAAGCAGTGCGTACAAGAGCGTTATGTGTAAATCGGGCGCGGCGATCGCCATTTTCGCCGCACCCGATTCAACATAACGGCATATACCTTATACGCACTGCAATGAGATGCGGTAAAAACAGACTGAAAGCCACATCGAATCCTCACCAGAACGCTGTAAATCATCAATTCCATCAACATGCCACATCAATGCATGGACGACTCACGCCTTGCGTCGTTCGTCTCGCTGACTGCCCGTTTAAAGGCGGTCTGGCAGGCGGCGCGTTGCGCTGTCTCCTGCTGCTCTGTCATCTCTCACTGGCTTCGGCGGGCTGACATCTGCGTCACATGAAACTTCATCATGCCGCCTTCCATGCCGCTGGCGCGGCATCACTTGCCAACCCTGCGGGCCTGAAGCACCACAATAATATCCGTCCGGTTATCCTCGTCTGATTTGCCTGTAAAACCCGGCAAAAATGAAAAACCTGTCCGCGATTGCGTCAGCTTACTGCTGGCAAGACCACCAAGAACAAGTAATTCACCGTCCTTAACATCAACCTTTGTGCTGATTTCCCGCTTCGTCAGCGTCGGACTGGAGTTAACACCCGTCGTTGTCTTCACAAAATCACTCAGTTGCTGGCTGATATCCAGCGTTATCAGTCCGTCAAGCACAACCGGCGTCACGGTGAAAATCGCCCCGCTGTTCCTGTACGTCACAGACTGAACAGGCGTTCCGCTGCTGCCCTGATAGCTGACACTGTCCAGCACCGGAACTTCCTGACCCACTGTAAACTGTGATTTACTGCCGGAAAGCACCGTCAGGCGCGGATTACTCACGACATTAAAGCGTGAATCCTCTTTAATCAGACTGTAAAACGCATTCAGCCCCCCAACATTCAGCGTAAACGAATTACCCCCATCAAGACGGGCACCCACAGACATCCCCAGTTTATTACGGAACAAATCAGCAATAATCTGCAACCCCGTTGCATTACGGTCTGTCGTCTGGACTTCAAGAACATAACCGCTCACCGTTACCTGCTCTGCCGGAACGTCGATACGCGGCAGTATTTTTTCTATCTGCCGGACGGATGCAGCCGGGCCGGAATAAACCAGCACCTCGGCATCCGTCGCCATCGACATACGCGTCGATGCGCTGTCTGTCGTGGATGTGCCGGACACACCGCCAGATAAATAATCAACGGACTGGATATGATTACTGAAAGCCCCCGAAGAAACCACAGAGTTAAGCATGGCCGACAAATAACTCACGCTGCGGTATCGTGGACGATAAGTAAAAACCACATCCGGCACTTTCTGCTCAGTCTGCTTTATCACTGAAATGTAATCCACGCCATCCTTCATCGATGTGACGCTGATATTCAGGCGTTTAAGGTATGAAATAAAAAAGCTTCGCGGCTCCTGATTTTTACTCAGATAGAAGCTGACAAGCCTTGTGTCTCCTGCAATATCCGGCGACAACTGATAAGGGCGATTAAAAACCCGCTGCCAGACCATGCTGATAACCTGCGGTAAAGGCGCATTGTCCATTGACATCTCAACACGCCCTGCCTCATTTTCTGAAACGGCATAAGCCGGAGAAAAGAATGATAAAAGCACGAATGAAAAGAATACTGTTACCAGCTTCATTTTTGCCCCCTGACAGAAACCGGATTATTACAGGACCATGCAACAACTTTCACGCCATCCACTTCGCCCTCAAGCATAATATTCAGCCCCCTGAATTTATTTGCGGAAACCATACGAAGGCGATTATCCGTATCGCGCAGAAAAACATAGTTCCGGTCCCCGTCATTAAAACGCCCTATTACGCACCACTTTTGAGAAGGCGCAGAAGCGGTTTTATTCTCCGGTGAAGACGAAACATTAACCGACGGCGAAGACGGCGGGGAACGTAACGGCGCTGACTGCTGTGCCTGTTCTGTTTTTTTCTGCGGATTAAAAAAAGGCAAAAGAAAACTAAAGAAGAGATAAACAGAAAGCAATATAAGAAAAATAAACAAAACAATAACCTGCGGTTTAAACAAAACCGCCCTTGCGTCAGTTCTTGTTTCCACCGCCCCCTTAACATCATGAGAACTGTACAGAGGGAAAATATCTTTGCTGTAACGGCAGACATAATTTGACAGATGCGTGGCTTTTGTTGTTCTGGAACCGTCAAAAATATCAACACGATAACTCTTATGAGAGAGACCAATCAGTTTTTTCATTCTGAACGTCTGCTCAATACGTTCACGCAGAAAACGGGGCAGCGTTGTCAGTGCCTGATTAATAAGAACAAGGTCACAGGTCTGCCCTGTTTTTTCATCAGCATAATGACGATGCTCCGCAGCAAAAATACGGGCATCAGATGACAACGCTTTATCTGACGTAAAAAAACGATGGCACTCATCAAGAATAATTAAATCACCGGGCTGACAAAGTGATTTATCCTGATTTCCCTTGACCGGATAGAAATCAGGTGCCATCACCCGTTCATTTTCAACATGAATGATTTCACCTGGTGACACATCATCATGTATCAGTTTGTTTTTATAACAATACTGAACAATAGCCTCATAATTCAGTCCGTAAATATTAGAGACAATCCTGCGTCCGGATGCAACAGCCGGAATAATAACAGACTTAACAACCTCATAAGATTTTCCGGAACCCGGCACACCAATATATGCAGTAATGGCCATAAATCACCCGTTTAATTAAAGAATGGAATGCGGCGAATAAAGAAACGCGTAAACATGGCTGAAACCATCATGGGCAAAACAACATCAAAAGACATCAGATTAAGAAACCACAAAACAGAAGAAGGCAACTCTGAAAAAAGCGAGGAAATACTGCTTCCATCAGGAAGATGAGTCACAATCAAAGGAAGAACCTCTGCAACCATAATATAAATCGCAGAAAACATTACAAACTTAATAAGTGCAGTACGAAAAATAAAACCAAGAGCAGTATTTATTGCAGCAATAAAAATGGCAAACATAATTCACCACCTGATTATCAGGACCGAAGAACAATAAAGAATGAAAGCATGGAGCCAATCAGCGTCATAATCACCCTGAAAGTGGCCCTGACTTCATCGGTATCAAGCAGCACACAAAAAGTATCCAGTTGATAATCTTTATTCCAGATATTGAATGTAAAAACAGGACACTGACCCCGTGGAATTGTCAGTGAAAAATCACGCGCAGAAGGCCACATATCCCACAACGGAGAGATAAATGATGATGGCTCAGGTGATGAAATATCTGGCGTGGATACATCCGGTGCAGTACCAAAATCATTTGTCACGGTCACATTAACATTTACCGTGGCATCACCTGTTACCGTGGTACTGGCAGACCCTGTTCCGACGCCGGTTATCGTTCCGGTACCTGTTCCGGTACCTGNNCCTGTTCCGGTACCTGTTCCGGTGCCTGTTCCGGTGCCTGTTCCGGTGCCTGTTCCGGTGCCTGTTCCGGTGCCTGTTCCGGTGCCTGTTCCGCTACCTGTTCCGGTGCCTGTTCCGGTGCCTGACCCCGTTCCGCCACTGGAGCCAGAACTGCCATTACCAGAAACTGGGGTAAAATCCGGATCAACAACCGGAGGTGTATATTTACCGCCAGATGATTCCGTGTCACCTTCCGGCGTAGGCGGTATGGCTATTTCTCCTGTTCCGGTGAAACCACCGGAATCACCACCGGACATATCTACAGTCGAGCGATAATTATCAACATCAGAAGCAGTAAAATACAATGAAGACGATGAAACCCCGTCATAAGATGAAAGGCCATCTAACTGCTTTGTCAGTCCATTAAGAATATCGGCAATATCCTGAGAAGCAAGATTATTACCTGAAATAACTGGTGTGGAATAATCAGATGAAAACGGATTCTCAGTAACCGCTGCAATACAGGATGAGCTACCCCCTGAAGGTGTAAAAAGCACCTGTCCCTGGTCACAATAAGTATCCGAATCAGAACCTAATACTGAGGAATAAACATATAAAGTACTTTCAGACCATCGACCATTATACTTAGAAATATAGTAAAAAGTGTAACCTTCAAGAGAAGAAACAGTAGTCTTAGGGGAGTAATAGGAACGAGTCAGAGACGGAGAAGATTCAGCCGAAAGACAATTTAAAAGCTGCGAAGCCACTGAAAAAGGAGATGTACTGATAACAGAGCCACAAGAATACATTGACCCAATCCAGACTTTAGAGCCACTGGACATGGCAGGTGTCGAGAAAAAAGCATTATACCCGTTTTTCTCAAGAGCCAGCTTTGCAATTTCTTCCGCAAAAGGTTTACCAACAGCATAAATACCAATACTGACAGTCGTTACACCCAGCCCATAAGCAAGCGTACTCCAGGTCATTGCCGAAGATGATATTCCAATTGAAGCCGCATAATTTGACGCAAAAGAAGCTGCCGCACGCGAATAACCGGAAAGCGTTGCAGATATTGCGGCGGCATCAGCACCAAGAGAAATCAGTTTACGGTTAATCACACCTGATAACTCAGATGTAAAAGTATTTGTTGCCAGTGAAGCATCAGCACGGACATTACAGGAGAAAGACAGAGAAAATAATAAAAACGCTGTCATTGTTTTATTTAATTTCACGACCACCCCCCAAAATCAAAAGAGAAAGGCTTAACAATGTTGCGAAAATCACGGTCAGCAACTTCTGAAACAGATGAAACAATATAATCATCAACAGTTATATTCTGTCGTTCGATAATTTTTTCTATCTTCTTTATTACATCAACGGGTATTTGTAGCCGGATTTCTGTCTTTTGCATAAAAACTCACATATTACTCTTAAAACCCATAACACAACAAAGCCCACAAAGAGAGCCGTACATCATGAAAATAAATTCCCACATAAAGAACTCCGATCAAAAAAGGGCGGATATCCGCCCTTCCCCATAAAAACAACTCAGATACTTCTGATGGCTCCCCATACTTTACGGACGCCTGCAAAAGTAAGATAAACTGTAACTCCTGCAACACCGATAGAAAGAATAACGGCAGAAACAGAAGACATATCAATACTGCTAGTCAGCGATGAAAAATCGACTGTACTTTCAGCAAAAGACGGAGATGCAGCAAGAGCAGAAGCAGCTGAAAAAGATAAAGCTGCAACTTTCTTATTAGCACCCTTAAAATCATCAGTCATTTTTGCAAACATAATTAAAGTCTCCTTATTAGACTCCAGATTGTGGAAATAATCATGCCAAGAAAAAAACAAAATACTGGCAGTGAAAATCCCGTTAAAAACGCCGAAGAATCAATCCCCGACACATCAGGTATTCCCACGCAAACAGCATTAATTTGCGTGGAAACCGAATCCGAATTAGCTGACATAAAACTTAACTCTTGTCTTTACCTGCGGGCAGTGCCCCCAGTGGCTGACCGTCAAAACGTTTCATGGAGCCGGAAATAAAACGATACCAGACGCCATGACGTTCAGAGCCTGTCGACCATGAATTCACATCCACCGTGAGATAAACGGGTTTACCCTTCAGGTCAGGACATGAATTAAAAAATTTAAAATCCTCCTCAGTACAGGAAAAGCGCTCATGCTCCTCACGGCGGACTTTTAATTTACGGTCCTCATAGGGATAGCCAATAACAATGGCATA